GCACTCGCTAAGGCACCACTCAAAGCACGTCAACATGTTTTGACGTTATTGATGGGAATTAAGGAGTCCCCATCCATTATGGTAATGGATAAGAACACCCATAAGGGCCAATTATTCCTTATCGCAACTAAGTTCACACGATCACTGAGGAGTGACGAAAGTGAAGCATTAGGAGCTAGAATAATTAGTCCTACCAGATTATTTATAGAGGGTGAATCTGTTTTGGAAGCTTTAGATTTGACTATTAGTCTTATCGAAGTCTTCTTAGACAAATTTCCGAAATTCGGCTGGTTCCCTCTATGTGAACAGTTACAATTTTTCAGAGTCGTAAAGTCATGGCCTACAGATGATTTCATCTCATATGCTAAGTACTTTACTGCTTTTCCGATGGCATTTTACTTAGAAAACGACCCACCAGAAATGCCAGAAGGTTATCTTCAGTATACACCTAATCCACTTGTGTTTACAGGACGCTTAAAGCGAGCTTTAAGAACTCGTCTTGTACACAAATCTCGTAAAAATGCTGAGATTTGGTGGTCTGTATTACAAGGTGTTAAGCGTGGAGCTCATGAAGCACCATCTCACTTTGTCTTCAACTCATATGTTAAGCATTGTAAGAAACTAACTACAAAGCCAACAAATGAGATCCATCCAAAGTTCAAGCAAAAGGTTGAAGAGTTCTTGGAGAACTATTCAGCTCCAAAACCTGAACTACTTGAAGTCTCAACTTCTGCTTCCTACGAAACTACCAAGAGTCTTGGTGGTCAACGTAATGATGCAAGAGATTGGGTCAAGAGTACGTTTGGATTTACTCATTCACTTGAAGGAGTTAAAACTCCTGATGGTAGAATCATATACCCTACTGAACCTAACTTTCCTAAATTAAAGAATGGCAAGCCAGACTTTAATGCAGTAGTCGACGAAGCTTTCAAAGATTTTCCACCTTCTGAACCTTTAAAGGTAGAAGTTCATGGAATTCTAGAGCCACTTAAGGTAAGATTAATTACTAAAGGTGAATCCGTTCCTTATTGGTTAGCCAGAAGCTGCCAAAAAGCAATGTGGTCCTACCTCCAGAAATATCCTACTTTTGTTGCTACCGGAAGACCATTAGAAGACTACGATTTGAATGATCTGATTAACAAAAGAAATGAATTCGAAACCAAGAATGGTATTAAATTCAACTCTTGGGTTAGTGGAGATTATTCAGGTGCTACAGATGGTGTTGACATCAGATGTACTACCACGGTCTTTGAGGAGATCTTGAATAGAAGTGAATCCTATTCTGATAAATACAAGGATATTCTAAGACTAGTTATAGGTAAACAAGAACTTAATTATCCCGAATGTGTAATAAGAAAACCCGAGCCAAGACTCTTGTCTCGTGTTCTCTATAATCTTGACAACGGTAAACCTCTCAAAGCGAAGTTTACAGAAGTTAAGAAACAGGTTTTACCTGCATTACAACAAACTGGACAATTAATGGGTTCTGTTTTATCTTTCCCTATCTTATGTATAATCAACCTAGTATCTTATTGGATATCTATGGAAGAATATCTTAAGAAGGATCTAGACTTTAAAGAACTTCCTGTCCTTATCAATGGAGATGACATTCTATTCCCTTCAAATCCTGATCATTATGACATTTGGAAAGAGATGATTAAGTCTGTTGGATTTAGTCTTTCCATTGGTAAAAACTATATCCATAAGGACTTGTTCACCATTAATTCCATCATGTTCCATGAAAAGGATAATCAAGTTGAAAGATATCATTTCTTCAACGTTGGATTACTCACAGGAAAAGCTAAAGTTACCGGACGTACCTCACTACAGGATAAACCAATCTGGGATTGGTATTCTGAGGTGATACATGGTGCTTCTAATAAGGTAAGAGCCCATAAAAGGTTTTTACATTATCATAGAAGAGCCATAGAAGACCTTACTTTAGACGGTTCTCAGAACCTGTTCATAAGTAGGTGGTACGGAGGATGTGGCTTCGAGCTGGATCCCGAAGTTGCAAAGCATATTGCTATTACAGCTTACCAAAGACGTAGAGCTTATAGATACCGACTCGGTATCGAAACTCTTGTTAAAAAGGGTAAGGACCCTTCAAAACATATTCTCAGGCTGGTTCCTAACGAGAAGAATTCATCTTACTCCTGTATTAACCTAGGATTCCATGACAAACTCCGGTTAGTTCCTAAGACTCAACCGTTATTCATAAATCAAGATTTAGAAACTTCGAGGCTATACAATCGTCCCCTCTTAAGTCAAGAACATGATCCATCTAAATTATTCTTGGTCTTTAGACCAGGAAAAAGATTTAGATATCTTAAAGATCCCAACAGAAGAGGCTCATTTCCCAAAATGGCAAACCGTTTATTGTACAGTTTCCCTTTTAAATTGGTTAGTGAGAGTGAAAAGCCACAATCTTTGTTATTCGAAGATAACATCGATGAAGGCCGCTATTTCAATCCTGAAATAGTGACAAGTGTGATAAAGAAGTCGAAGTACAAACCCAAAGGTTGGTATTCTATTGGTTTATCAACTGAGGATATCATCTTCTACTCTTCAGATCACTTTTCAAAGGAAGATCTTATGAAACCTAGTGTTCATTGATATTGGGTTGTATCTATTAAATCGACCAAAACGGTGTAGATCTGGGTATAGAGTTCTACTCAATACTTCCGTGCTAAATGTCCATTGACTAAATGCCGACAGACTACACGGTTGAGCTGGCTCAACCAGTTAGGTACAATGTATAGTCGCTTGTTAGACACAAGGGATCCAATACAATGTCTACTAAATCTGATTTACAAAAACAAGTTAAGAACTTGAAGAATCAAGTCACTCAATTAAAGCGCTCTAAAACCGTTAAAGGTAATAAAGTCACAGGCTCTGTTACTAGCAAACGTAAGAATGTTGCTCCAATGGCGGATGTCCCCACTTTTGGTGGTTCATCCCGTCCTTTACGTATTCATGAAACTGAACGTATCGGAACCATTATAGCTAATTCTACAGCTGGTTCATTTAAAGCTGATGCTTTTGTTATGAATCCTGCTAATGCTACCACATTCCCCTGGCTTCACTCGATTGCTTCATTATACGATAAGTATAAGTTTCATAAACTTAAGTTTACTTATGTTAATAATGCTCCTACTAATGTTGCCGGTAATGTTTCTTTGGCTGTCGATTTCGACACCTTAGATACTACTCCTGCTAACTCAATAGGAATGAGTAATCTTGCAAAGTTTAAGACTTTTGCTCCTTGGAAGTCTGAATCCCTTGAAATCCCTGTAAATAGAAGAGGAAATAACCTCTGGTTATTTACTGAAGATGCAAAGGCTCAAGCCAATACTGATGTTGACCTTAAAACCTACAACTTAGGTAAGTTTTATGTTTCAACAGAAGGTATGACTGCTTCACAAGTCGCTGGTTACCTTATGGTCGAGTACGATGTTGAGCTTCTTGATAAGAACCCAAACTAGATGGGGCGTCATCGAGCTTATTAACCTCACTTTGTTATAGTGAGGAATATACTGGAGATAGTATTTTTACTCCTCATATATATAAACTCATAGATGACGCCGATCAATGTTTGTTAAGTGTTAATAATGTCAGTACCCGAGAAGTCGAGTATGGTATCGATAACTCAAAAGAAGTAATGACCATTATAGAGTTATATACTACTAACACATCAAATTATGCTAGTAGTGATATTCCTACTTTGACCGTTACTACCTTAGATTCATCCTTACCCGAATATAGTGTTACTAATAACTACAAAATTAATAGTAAAGACAACTATTATACCTACAGAAGGTTTATAGGTGTCGGTACTAATAGTGGTTATAAAGTAGTCCTATCTTCTGCTCTACTTCAAGGTTACTTGAGAATTTACACTTACTCAAGATCTTAACCTTTCCATAAACAGTTAGTCTTTTCCTCTGGACAAGTCTAACATCCACCTTATCCAGTTGTGCTATCCCTGATAGTCACTGGTAACTGTTCTCCTGGTGATAGGTCACACAGGATTAGTCAGAAGTCCTTTGTTCTGAAGAACCCCTGGGCCCCTTGGGATCTAGTGGGACTAGAAGTAACTAACTAATGTTAGATCTTTTGGAGATATGATGATCTCCCTAGTTTGGCTAGAGCCGTAAGTATGGGCAAGTCGAGAGACTCTGTACTTACCGAAATAAGCACAGGTACTGTCCTGTACCCATAAGGAACCTTTAGAACATTCTGTCTAAGACCTTCTTATCTCAGACCCATACGTTCTTAGGATTTATTTCCTTTGAATGGCCGCCTAACTATGAAATCCATAGAAGGCAACCCCCGCATGGCGTAGATCGTCTGGTGGA